GACACTCTGGCTAGAACATAAAAAGAATGAGCAATAAAAAACGCTTTAAAGATACTAAAGTCGGAAGTTTCCTACTGGAAAAAATACCCAGTATTGTTGGCGGTCTTGCTAACGATACCCCTGTCGGCAATGTGGTTCGTGCCATTATTGGTGGGTCGGATATGTCTGAGGCAGATAAAGAAATGGCTCTTAAAAAGCTAGACCAAGAGATTCATGAATTTGATGGCATTACTAAACGCTGGGTCGCAGACGCTAGAAGCACAAGTTGGCTTGCTCAGAATGTACGACCATTAACACTAATAACATTGACTGTTTCATTTATTATTGGTTGGTATCTACAGATAGATGAACTAGATGTAGTGAAGGAGCTACTTACTATAGTCTTTATAGGGTACTTTGGAAGTAGAGGTGCAGAGAAGATCATAGGCAATAAACACCATAAATAATGACCAGATACCTTACCAGAAAATTCTACTTTTTTAGACCATCAATAGCAACAAGAAGAAGTTATTATATCTAGATGAAAAAAGAAACACAAGAGTACGCAAAGAAACTATACAAAGAAATCAAACATAATAGAAATAAAAGAAATAAAAAGAAAGATAAGACACAGTATTACAAATAAAATCACTATATTTGCTATAAGTTTTTATTAACTTGTTTTGTCCACATTGTTACTTTTCCTGAATCAAGGGTTAACTTAATTGTTAGCCCTTTTTTTTTGTCAGTTAAGTTTTTATATTTATATTAGCGGTATGAATATATATGAAAAGTTGGTGGACATTCAGGGGAGACTGAAAGCACCTAAGAATCAGAGAAACAATTTCGGTAAGTATAACTACCGTAGTTGTGAGGACATCTTGGAGGCTGTAAAGCCTTTATTGGTAGAGCATAAATTGACTCTACGAATTACTGACCAAATTTTAGATTTAGTTGGTGGATTAACCTATGTTGAGGCAACTGCAATAGTATCTGATGGCAAAGAAGATATTAGCGTATGCGCTCAAGCAGGTATTGATCCTAATCGAAAAGGGATGGATATTGCCCAGTCTTTCGGCAGTAGTTCATCTTATGCTCGTAAGTATGCACTTAATGGTTTATTCTTAATTGATGATACTAAAGATGCAGATTCTACTAACACACATGGAAAGACCCTGCCAGTTTTAAAGGCAGGCACAGAAGCCTTTGATAACATAAAGAAATGGTTAGCTGAAGGTAATCCGATCGAGACGGTAAAAACTCGATATACTATTTCACCACAAGTACAAAAACAATTATTAAATTAAGATTATGAGTGAACAAAAACCAAGAAGTTACGTAGGTAACGGTAAGCAAGCAGGAGAGTATTACATCAATCTCTCTTTAAAGAAGTCGGCTCTAGAGCCACATTATTACGAATACAAAGGAGAGCAGTACGTTCGCCTTACTATTGGTAAGAACAAGGAGGTAAATGAGTATGGTCAAACACACAGTGTGTGGGTGAACGATTACAATCCTGACAATCAAACTACACAGAAGAAAGCTCCTGTAAGCGCAGGAGATGGGCTTCCTTTCTAGTTTTAACATTGGGTAAGGGGTAGATACCACTCTGCCCCTAAAACCCTCTTAAATCGCTTTAAAATGGCTAAGACAAAATTCATAATACTAAAGACAGGTTTATTTGAGAATAGATTAACAACAAAGGAGAATGTTGTTTTATCTTATTTATGTTCATTAAATCAGAAGGCATATTGCTTTGCTTCTAATAAGCATCTATGTGATACGCTTAAAATAAACGACAGAACAATTTATAGAATACTCAATAGCTTAGAGGAAAAGGAATTGATCAAAAGGAATACTGTTTCTTTAGGTAATTTAGGCAAGGACAGAAAGATTTACATTAATCCAAAAGTTAAACAGGCTTATCAAAATGCTATTATATAATATATATAATTATACACCTAATAAAAAATATAATCATATGATTATATAATTTAGAGTATAATAATATAATTATATATATAATATTATATATATGCAAAAATTTATAGATTTAGGAATAGAGATTAAGGGCAATACACCACAGCAAAAACTTAAATGCCCTAATTGCATTAAGATAGGCAAGGAGAATTGGAAAGACAGATGCCTATCTGTTAATGTTAATGAAGGACTTTACAATTGCCATAAGTGTGGATGGAGTGGCAAAATAAGGGAAAATAATTTTATAGCAACAATGGATAAAACATACAAAGCACCTGAAAAGGCAAACATGAAAAAGCTAACTAAAGAAGGAAGGAAGTTCTTAAATGATCGTGGCATCACTGATAAGGTTATAGATGCTAACAAGATTGTATCTTCTAAGAACAACAAGAATGTTGTGTTCCCCTACTTTAGAAACAATACCATAACCAATTATAAGACTAGAGGCATAGATGGTAAATTCTTTACCCAGTCAAAAGATGCAGAGCCTATCATATATAATTATGATCGTTGTAAGGCAAGTAAGACGATTGTAATATGTGAAGGTGAAATGGATTCATTGTCATGGGAAGTGGCAGGAATTGAATTCCATACCTCAGTTAATATGGGTGCGCCTAATATAGGTGATAAGAATATAGATAAGAAACTAGAGTGCCTTAGCAATTGCTATGAGGTATTTGAACAAGCAGAACAAATATACATTGCCACAGATGAAGATGAGAATGGCAGAAACCTGCAAAAAGAACTTGTCAGAAGGTTTGGTGCAGATAAGTGCCTATTAGTCGATTTAAAGCCATTTAAGGATGCCAATGAGGTACTACTACACGAAGGAGCAGAAAGTCTCAGAGAACGTCTAAAAACAGCCTTAAATCCAAAGATAGAAGGTGTCTTTAGTCTTGATGATTGTAAGATGTCAATGTTAGATGGTTTTTATAATGGTCAGGAGAGAGGTTCTACTACTTATATAGATTCAATTGATAGGGCATGGACATGGAGAAATGGTGAGGTAAATATTTGGACTGGTTATCAGAATGAGGGTAAATCTATATTTGTAAATCAACTGGCAACACTAAAGGCATTTCACGATGGTTGGAAATTTGCAGTGTTTAGTCCTGAGAATATGCCAATGAATGATTTCTTCAATGATATAATAGAAATGTATATTGGATCAAGTTCAGACCCATTTCACAAGGATAGACAGATGTGCCTAGAAGAGTATGAAGAGGCAATGGATTTTGTGAAGAAGCATTTCTTCTTGATATACCCTAAGAAGAATTATGAACTTAATACCATATTTGACAGGGCAAAGTATTTAGTTAAGACAAAAGGTATTCGTAGTTTGATTATCGATCCATACAATACAATTCAACATCGAATGAGAAGTGGTGAGCGTGAGGACTTATATATATCTAGATTTATGAGTGAACTGAAAAGGTTTGCTCTAGATTATAATATATCAATTCATTTAGTGGCACACCAAGTAACCCCACAGAAAGATGAAAGTGGTAGATATTATAAGCCTGATGTCAATAGGATAAAGGGCGGAGGTACGTTTGCAGATAAGGCTGATAATGTAATGTTTATATGGAGACCACATAGAGCTTTGGATTTCTCGTCAAAAGATGTTATATTTGGTTCACAGAAGATAAAGAAGCAAAAGTTGGTAGGGATGCCACAAGAGATAGACAAGATAATATTTAACGTCAGAGAGCAAAGATATTACTATAACGGTGTTACACCATTTAAGAAGATAGATGAAATCAGAAAATCAAAAGACAGTGATTCTGCCGATCTGGATACAGACTGGTAAGAACAGGCACTATCTCAATTTAAACCAATATCGTAATTGGTACTATAGATTGTCAAATAATATTAAGGTTAAGTTTAAGAATGAAGTCAAGGGATTCCTTGACTTTTCTTTTATGGGTAAGGTAGAGATTGATTATACCTATTATGCTCCAGATAACAGAAAGAGAGACCTTATGAATGTTATATCTGTAGCTGATAAGTTCTTTCAAGATGCACTTACAGATAATAAATGTATACCCTCTGACGATACAAAAACAGTTGTAAAGGTTATTTGTAGGTACGGAGGTGTTGATAAAGAGAATCCTAGAATAGAAGCTACAATAAGAAATTATGCAATTTAAATTTAACAATATGTATGTAACACTTTTTCCTATCTATGGGTTTTCTGTAGGTGTAAACTATTGGGATACCCATATGAAGGCAGAGGATGATCCTCACGAAGGAGAGCCTGAATATATGATTCAGTTATTAATAGGAATATTCGGAATATCATTTCATTGGTGGAGAGATTAATTGACAAGTTAGCTGTAAAAGACCATGACTGGTTTGTTATGGCTAAGTCTTTTGGTGTATCAGATGATATGGCTAGAGATTTAGTGCAGGATATGTATCTTAGAATACATAAGTATGTAGATAATCCAGAGCGTATATTTGAGGATGATGGCAAGGTTAACACCTATTATATCTATGTTACAATGCGTAATCTGTATTGCACAAGGTATGTGAAGCAAAAGACTTTTGTGGAGCTATCTGATAATATAGCGGTAGAATATGACAGTACTGATTTTGCCAAAGAGAATGCTCTTTTGGATATAACTACTAGAATAAACAATAGAGTAAAAGAATGGTATTGGTATGATAAGAAACTTTGGGATATACATTTCCATCAACAATTAAGTATGAGGGATATTGCCAAAGCTACTAAGATAAGTTTGAGTTCTATATTCAATACGCTAAAGAATTGTAAAACCAAAATAAGAGAAGAGTTCTCTGAAGATATAGAAGATTATAAAAATCAAGATTATGATAGAATTTAAAGGCGATAAGCGCACCAAAGAATACAAGGCATGGAAGGCTAAGTATGACAAGAAATCTAAAGGGATAGGAGATACCATAGAGAAGTTCACTAAGGCTACTGGCATCAAGGCTATGGTAGATTATGTAACTGAAGAAAATTGCGGTTGTGATGAGAGACGTGATGCTCTTAACAAGCTATTTCCTTATAAGAAACCTAAGTGGTTCACAGAAGAAGAATACAATTACCTTACTGAATGGTTTTCTAAACGTAGGAATACCGTTACTGCAGAAGAACAGAAGAGAATGTTTGAGATACATAATCGTATCTTAGATGAGAATGAAAAGATTGCTGGTGGTTGTACTCCATGTAAATTTAATAGAATACAATCTAAAGTAAAACAAGTCTATGACAAATATCAGTAAAGGTCGATGGGCAGCTAGTTTTGCTGCAGGCAGAAAAGCAGAAGCTAAATTCAAAGAGCTAATGGAATCTAGAGGCAATACTTGCATTAAATCTAGTAGGTCTGATGATATCCATAAACACATAGATTTCTATGTGAATGATGTGCCAGTTGACGTAAAGGGAAATAGGCACTTAGAAACAATCTGGTTAGAAATAAAAAACGTAAGAGGAAATGATGGTTGGCTTTTGGGGAACAGTAAGTTTATTGTATTTGATATTGTCGAGCTTAGTAGCTTTTGCTTTTTTGATAGATTGGACTTATATAATTACACGGTACAATTTACAGAAACAACGACTGATAAAAAGGATTACAATAAATTATATACACGAGAAGGAAGAGAAGATGTAATCGTAAAGGTACGATATGAAGATATAGAACATTTAGTAAGTCAATGCATAAGATATGAGTGATTCAGTAAGTAAATATTTTGAGAATGCAACATCTACTATGCCTATAAAAGTAGACCCTATAGTAGACAATGTAGTGTTTAAATATAAAGAAAGAAGCCATAAAGGTATTGAATCGTATGGCACTACACTTGAGAATTCAACAGAAGACCATAGAGCTTTTCTAGTACATTTGCAAGAGGAGCTAATGGATTCAACACTATACCTAGAGAAACTAATAAAACAAATAGACGATGCCACTTAACATGAAACCCAAAAAGTACGAAGAGAAAAAAGATTTTAATGCCAGATGTATGAACAACGCTAAGATGATTAGTGAGTTCATTGACAGGGATCAACGATTTGCTGTTTGCCAAAGTATCTGGAAAAAGAACTTTGATCCTAAACAATAGTTTTGTCAGATAGGATTTTTTTACTATGTTTGTATAGAAAGGTAAATTTAACAATATGCAAAAAGTAATTAAAATCTTATTCAGCCTCCCAAAGCTATCCATAACGCTAGTCCTGCTGTTGTTTCTGTATGTTATAGAAACATTGCTTATGGTTGTCTATTTGATTATAGAGAAGCCATTGAGTTTTGTTCTAGAGCATTTAGAGAAAGTAATTAGATATTTAGTAAAAACAATTTAAGCTATGGGTAAAACAAAACAATTATTTGAAGAACTACAGTATGAGGATATGCTAGGTGAGGAGATGCGTGCCTACCATCATTGGATGGAACAGGAGAATTATTCGAGATATCCTAAGAGAGAGATTAACGAATATTACAATTACGATTGATATGAGACTATCTGAAGACAAGTATGAATTTGAAATTCTACAGGATAAGCTAAAACGCAAATACGAAAGCGATAAGGAAAAATACTGTGGATGGATAGGAGAAGGTCTCAATATACTTCCTCTTATGAACCCAGAACACCTAACTAAAAACGATTTGTGGTAATATGATATTTACATTTGACGGAAAGGCTTGGCAAGAAGAAGAACTTCTAAAAGAAATGGAGAATGATGATTTCTATTTTGGCTATATGGGTCAGAATTCATTATCATCATCATCTATAAAAACATTGTCTAAGAATCCGTTAAAGTATATAGAGAATCTAAGCAGTGGTGGTGAACACAAATCTGCTTTTGACTTTGGATCGTTGTTTCATTGGTATGTTTTAGAGCCAGATGTCTACAGAAAACAAATATTTGTTGATTCTGATGACAGGAGATCAAAGGAGTGGAAGGAAGCGAAGAAGGAATATGGAAGGGTTTTTCTGCAAAGTGAAGGAGACCGTGTAGAAGAAATTGCAGAGTCCTTCCTCTCCTGCTCTAAGATACAAGACTTGCTAGAGAAGTCTAGACCAGAAGTGCCAGCAGTTGGTTATATAAACGATGTGCCATTTAGAGGTAAAGCAGACATCTTAGGTGATGGATATATTGCAGACCTTAAAACTACTTCAAACATAAAGTGGTTTAAGAATGATGCACGTAAATTTGGATATTCGGCACAAGTATATATCTACTGCCAGCTATTCAATATAGACTATACTAATTGGGTATTCATTGCCATAGACAAGGTTACTGGTGATTTTGGATTCTATACTGTATCAGAAGAATTTTACTTATCTGGCAAACAGATAGTGGAGAATGGTATAGAGAACTTTAAACAAATTCAGCAGGGAGACTTAGACTTTGAGCCTTATTATATTGAGGATGTAATATGATTTATACCTCCAGAGAAGAATGCTACACTGATATATATACATCGCTTATGGTGGGTGTATTAGTGGTAGAGGATATAAAGTATTTAAAGAATTTTTACGAAGAGATAGAACACTATGAGTGTTGTCAAGGAGTAGTAGATGCATATATAGATTATGAGAAATGGAGAAAACAAGATGTGGAGAATTCGTCAGAGAGTTCAATGGCATCTGAAAGTTAATTTAACACACAAGAATGATTTGGGTTCAATCTGCAGGAGACCTAATTATGTATTCGCTAGAGCGTTGTACTATGGTTTATGTAGAGAAATGACAAATGAATCCTTAGCAGTAATTGGTGGTTCTTTAGGACAAGATCATGCCACTGCACTTAATGCCATAAATAACATATACAATAACTTCTTTCTTTGGGGAGAGGCTCATTATGTAAGATTAGCTAATGTTATAAAAGAAGAATTCGCAGACTTCAATCATAGACCTCAGATGGTAGAGGATTTGATTAAGGAGAATGTAAGGCTAAGAAGAAAAATACAAGAACTAGAGAATGCTGGATAAATTTATACTTGATGCTTGTTGTGGAGGTAAGACATTTTGGTTTAATAAGAATCATCCTAATGCTGTTTATTTGGATAGGAGATTTGAAGAGCATAAATTAGATTATAAAAGAAATAAACAACATATAATAGTTAATCCAGATATAATTGGTGATTTTACTGAATTACCATTTGATGATGGTTCTTTTAAATTAGTAGTATTTGATCCACCTCACAAACAATTCAATCAATCATCTATAATGTACAAAAAGTATGGAACTCTAGATGATAACTGGAAAGATGATTTAAGAAAAGGATTTAAAGAATGCTTTAGAGTTCTAGAGGATAATGGTGTTCTTATATTTAAATGGGCAGAATCTGGTTTAAAGGTAGAAGATATATTATCACTTACAGATGTAGAACCTTTGTTTGGTCATAGAACTACAAGGACAACTGTTTGGGTAACATTTATGAAAATATAACATGGCAAAGAAACAAGACGGTAGAAGAAATAACGGTGCAGTTAAAGGTATCTCAAGAGGTCAAGGTAGACCTAGAAAGATAGCTGATAAGGATATGAATCGATTAACCTTATCGGCACTTAGAAAGATATTTGGCAGTGAAGAGAAGATGTGGGTTGAGGTTGCCAAACTTGCTAAGGAAGGTTCTGCCAAGCATTGGGATTACATTATGAACTATAGATATGGTAAACCAAAAGAAATGCAACAGATCGATATTAACACTAAAGTTAATATTCCTGTTATAGATTTTGCCCAGCCTAAAACAATCGATATAACACCAGAAGAAGATGAAAGAATCGAAACTAATAGAGATGAAGAACAGAATAGAACGACTGGAGATGATAGTGGTTCTATGTCTAGAAAAGATTGAAAAATTAGAGAAACAAAGCAAAAGTGATGATTGATGCATAAAATCAAACTTAGTCCTAAGTATCAACCACTGTTTAATAGCGATAGTAGGTACTTTGTAATTACTGGAGGAAGAGGTTCAGGGAAGTCGTTTGCAGTAACGGTGTTCTTGAACCTTTTGACTTATCAAGAGAATATAGGAGTTCTGTTTACTCGTTATACAATGAGTTCAGCCTCCATGAGTATTATACCAGAATTCCTAGAGAAGATAGATTTAATGGGAGTTCAAAACAATTTTGAAGTTACCAAGTACGATATAAAGAATAAATCTAATGGTAGCTTTATATACTTCTCTGGTATCAAGACTGCATCTGGAGATCAGACAGCGAAACTTAAATCTATTAGTGGTATCAATACATTTGTATTGGATGAGGCAGAAGAGTTAATGGATGAGGAATCTTTTGATAAGATTGACTATTCTATACGGTCTAAGGAGGCAAAGAATAGAGTCCTGTTAATTCTAAACCCCACTACAAAAGAACACTGGATATATCAAAGATTCTTCCAGAACAGAGGTATTCCTGATGGATTCAATGGCACTAAAGATAATGTTACTTATATCCATACAGACTACAGAGACAACATTGAGAATCTATCGGAGTCATTTGTAAATCAGGTAGAAGATATGAAAGTACGCAGACCAGATAAATACAAACATCAAATACTTGGAGGCTGGTTACAGAAAGCAGAGGGAGTAGTCTTTGCAGATTGGCAGATTGGACAATTCAATGATGAGATGCAGATGACTTGCTTTGGTCTGGATATAGGATTCAGTAGGGATGAGAGCGTACTTACAAAGGTGGCAATAGATAAGCAAAGGAAGATTATTTGGGTTAAGGAGATGTTCTATAAGAAAGGGTTA